TTTGTACTAGATGGTTCTACAATAATATTCTCAGTGAGGATTTCTTTCTGATTAAACTTTTTAAATACCTCCTCCAAGTATTTAATCTTACTAGCAAGTTGATGATTCTTTTTCTCAATCTCATTATAGTTTAACTTCTTGATAGCAGACTGAACACTCTCTTTGATATCTGAGATGTTTGAGTTCTGTATCCTTAGGTCAGCATCACTGCGAAGTATTTCTTGTTGAATACTATTGACCTTATCATCAATCTCCTTTCTGTATTCTTCAGTAAAGGTTTCTAATCTATTCTTATAGTTATCATTATAGTTTTGCTGATCGATAACTCTATCAGCAATCTCCTTTAACTCTTGATCTAAGTTGCTCTTATACAACTCAACTGCTTCACGCAACTCCTTATCGGATAGTTGCTGATTAGCAATATCTTCTTTGAAGACCTCAATCTTCTCATCAATCTGTTTCTTATAACCTTCGTATCCTACAACATAGGCTTCCTGGTTTTTAATGTGAGTTTCGTTACGAGCAATGTCAACCTTAAGACTTCCAACTTCTTCAACAATCTCTTTCGTATATTCTTCAAACTGTTTTGATTGTTCGTTAAAAGATTTTTTAACATCTCTGAAAGATTTCTTGATGGAAGCAACATCACTAATCTTCTCATTGAGAATATTAACAATATCACTATTGTCTCCCTCAACCAATGAAACCTTTTCGGTCAGTTCATTGATAATAGAAGTCAGGTCATCACATCTACTGTTTACATTCTCCTCAAGTTGCTGTTGCCTTTTAGCATCACTAACTTGACCTTCTAAAATAATCTTCTTATATTTTGATTCTTGCTCAGCTCCAAGTTCTTTTACATTCTCAATGATGTTAGAAAGACTTTTGAGATTGATACCCTTAACTTCAGAAGTTGCATCTTCACAAATCTGTTCTACATCTCTCTTTACTTCATCAATAGATTTCTCAAACTCTTCAAGTGAGTTTTCAAATAATGCACCTATAGATTCTTTATACTGCTGATATTTTTTATCATTACGAATTTCACTATCAAAGAATAATCTCTTATACTTTGGAAGTTCTTCCTCAAGAAACTCATTAACTTGATTAGTTGCTACCGTTACTTCTTCACGGATTTCATTTAACTTACTATTATTAATCGTCTTTACTTTCTGCTGAACATCAGCAATAGTCTGGTCAATGAGAACACACTGACCCATCATTGCGCGATCAAGGTCTTCACTAGTCAGAAACTTTTTAAGTTCTGTACGAAGTTCTTGTACCTCTTCAGATAATGTATTAACTTCCTCGACACTTTGACGATATTGTTCTAAAGTTTCACTAACTTCATAGATTGAGTTTATCTTCCCAATGTTCTGCTTCAGAGATTGAAAAGCTTCAGAATTTTTATTAATGTTATCGAATGACTCCTGTACAGGAGATTTTTCACTATTAAAAAATTGTGAGGGTTTCTTTAACACTGTATTGCTGTTTTTATATATTTATCCAAGTCGGGGCGGCAGGGATCGAACCTGCGACCCTCTGTTCCCAAAACAGATGCGCTACCTCTGCGCTACGCCCCGAAATGGTAGTTCCTATCGCCGCTAACCCTGAACTACCAAGGGGATTACCGCAGCCCATTACTGGACGTATTAATTATAACGTTAATCGTGTCCCTTGTCAAATGGTTCCCAGTGTTGCCAGTTAAACTTATGGATTGCCCAGATACCTATGATAGGCACATAGATTATAGATAGACCCATAGCGGCAAGTGTGATGGAAGACTCCATCATGTGTCTGACTAGTAGTATCATTTTCCTCTATATCTTATTGGCCATGTAACCTCCATAGCAGTAACTAGAAGGATAACAAAAAGAAATACAAATAGTGTGCTCATTAAATTAAAAGATCTGATATTAGTGAAAGTACTGTTAGAAAAATTCCTATTGATAGGAAAGTTCCCATGATGATTACTTGCGATTCCATAGTTCTCTAAAATAAAGATCTACGTTTTGTAATGAATCTAGTGGTGCCTCCTCCGTTCCTTGTGCCCAGTTTGAGCAAAATCGTCGCATCTCTGTAGTAACATGAGGCACGCTGAATATCCTTGCAAATGAAGATTCTGCAAATAAGAATCTCTGGTTAATGTGCAGTGCCGTTTCCGGTGTAATCGTCTGAGTCATAATAGACCTCTTCTCCTTTGAATATACCAAAGAATATTGTTGTGCATACGAAAGGTATCGCAATCCACATAAGTGCTGTACCTAACATTAAGTTCTCCCTAGTTTAAAGTCTTGTTCGTCATCATCCTCATATAGAGGACATGGCTCCTCAAATAAATGCTGCATCCTCAGTTGAGATATTCTCTCTCGCAGTTGTTTATAAAACTCCCTTCTTTCGTCTGCTTCCATTTATCTCTATAGAGTTATTTTAAGCCATGGAAATATAGGATCAATTACTCCGACGAGTCGGAGCATACCTTCAGCAAATAAAGCGAGAACAACCCAACCAACGCACATGCTAATGACACTTGCGTTCCTATTGTGTTTCCGAATAGCAGCATCTATCATCTCCTGACACTCTGAACGTGTCAATAATGGATCTGGTTTCAATTCAGTCATCATGTGAAAGTATTGGTTTAATATCGATGGGGTCTGGTTGACCGCTCACTATAGCACACGCTCTGGTGTAAAAATAATTGTCTGTAGTTCCATTGGTCTCAAAGACCTCTTTTATTTTCACCCAATTAGAATACTCGTCGGGGTGCATTTTTTTAAAGTGAAATTACTTATTAGCTATAATATTTACTAACCTCAAGATGTCAAGTTTATGTTCGGCTCATAACATAGATTAAGACAATCTTTAGTTATCTGACTTCAAAGTCTAGTTTTCTTACTTTTCTCTTTCGTCTTGCCTCTTGCCACTCAATATCCGATTGAGAAAGAAACTTAGTTTTGGATTTGATAGGGGCATTACTTACCATTACTACCTGATCTAAATCCACAGCAGAAATCTTATCCCCACGAATAGTGGTCATATTGGAGCATCCACAAGTTACACTCCTGCTTGGGTGCCCGATAAGTTCTTTGCCACAGGCACGGCACCTAATCTTTATTGGTTCCATTGTATAACGAAGTATACGTCTTCATGTTTTTTTTATTTATATGGGCGAGGAGGGGATCGAACCCCCGACATTCTGCGTGTAAAGCAGACGCTACTACCTCTGAGCTACTCGCCCTTCATTGACTTTAATTCTAACATATACTCTACGGTTTTGGCAACATCTTCCATTGCATCTCTTAAGATAGGACGTTGACCAGAATGACAGTCACCTGTTTTGGTAATACCATTCTGTAATTCTTCACATAAAGTCCAACGCCACTGCTGCATACCTTTAGAATACCAGAGATTAATCTTCATCCTTAGAAAGTAATATATCTGTTAATCTACTATCTAGGTTACCAATCTGACGGATAAGTAGCATATGCTCATTCTCCAAATCTTCTAGACGATATTGGAGTTTCTCTACTAACTCATAAAGGTTAGAACAGTTTACTACGTTCTCTTCACCCCTATCAGTTTCAAAAAACCAATCTAGAAATTTTTTCGTTCGTTTTTTCATTTTACTGCTCGTAAGTGTTCCAGAAATTATCAAGTGCATCATCAAGTGCATCTTCTGGGTCAGTTCTTGTTTGCTGGAGATGATACTCTTTTACGTTTTTTAGTGCTTCATTAAAGAAATCCACACCTTCATTTGTACTTTCAAATGCAAAAACAGGAGATGAAAATAATATAGTTGCAACAATAATAGTTTTTACCATTCGTCGTCTCCTGCGTACTCTTGGTTTTTTTGATGTTCTGCATTGTTCAAACAATACTTATGAACATCCATCTCCATATCAATATGGGCTTTAGTATGTATCGATTCTATAAAAAGAACGACCACAAGTAGAAGCGTTGGGAATATCCATAGTTGGGAGGAGCAACAAGCAATACACCATTGCTTCCACTTGGGATCACAGTTCATCAGAATTTAAAGATGGAGATAGAGTTCTTAGCATCCTTCTCATTGGAAGTAATGAAGAGACCTTCATTATCCAGAGCAAGAAGACCTTCAGGTGCTTTACCTGTAGGGAGAATCTGAATCAACTTAGGAGCAGTCAAATCTGTAGCATCATAAACGCCAACAGCATTTGCTCTCTCAGCACCAACGAAGATCAAACGACGACCACCATAGGTTCCAAGAGTAATTGATTCTGGTTCAACACCTTTCTTACCAGCACGCTTATCAGGCCAGTAACCTGCTTCAGCAAGTGCAGTTTCAAAGGAAGCACCCGATTCATATACCACTGTACCATCTTTATGGAAAATTGTCCACCCCCTAGAACCACCACGTTTGTGGGTTCCCTGATATCCTTTGAGTTTGTAATCACCCTCATTGGCAGTGGCAAAGTGATCAGAATCGATCCAGGTAACAGCATCAGGCTCACGACGTGAATATCTGCTGTTAACAGGATTATAGACACCATCCTTCACAGTGTCAATGTTGTCTAACTGAACTGCGCCAGCGGAGAAGTGGTTGAGGATAGTGCCATCACTAGATACAACCACAATATGATTGTTCTCTTGTAATGTAACAACGATCTCACTCTTATCATTGATATCAACGAACTCAGGTTCAGGATCACTAGGAGCAATATCAGCAATGCCTGTAAGATCGACATAAGTTACATTTCCTCTAAGATCAATCAACGCCAGATTACCAGCAGGATACTGAGGGATCATCTCACCATTGATGTCCTCATTTCTTTCATTCTCAATGGCAACAGCAGCAAAGTTGCCGTTAGGATCAAGAGCAATAGAGTCTGGTTGTCCTGCAAGAGGAATCTGTTTGACAATCTCATAGTCAAACAAATCAATTACTATGACTTGTCCCGAAGGGTTAGTATAGGATTCACTTGTATTGACTGCAGCAATGGCATATCCACGACGGATTGCAACACTCGTGGGTTCTCCACCAACATCCACAGAAGCAACACTAGTGGGATTGGTAGGATCAGCAATGTTAACGAAGTCAACACTTCCTTTATCTGAATTTGTATAGGCGAGGATTGTTCCATCGGAAGCAATAATTTCAGCAGCGGAATCTTCACCGACACCATACTTACCAACTTGCTCAAAAGATGGTGCATCTTTATCCGCATATACATTCTGTAGTGGGGAGATATCAGCTCCCATGACAGTACCTAAAGTTACTACCGGCAATGCCATTAATTGAAGAAGTTCTAACATATCTTTAAAGGGGGTAAAGAGCATAAAAAAACCCCACCCCGAAGGGTGGGGTATGAGAATTTAATCAACGGAGCGATTCAACAGCAGCAAGAGATTTCTGTCGAAGAGACTCGGGGAGAGGTACATAACCCAAAGAATCTGAAATACCTTGTGCTTCTTCACTCAACATATAACGAAGAGCAGGTTGAACAGAGTCAACCTTATGACCTGGTTCCGCAAGGATCCAAGTCAAAGAAACGATAGGGAATGCATTTGCACCAGCGGGATTAGCGTCGGTTCCACGCAGTTTACTATCAAGTTTGATTTGTGCAAGTCCAGCAGCAGATGTTTCACTGTTTGCCTTTACAAAGTTACCTGCCTTATTTTGGACAGCAGCTTGTTGGAACTTACCCCCAACAACATAACCATAGTTCAGATAACCAATAGCACCTTCTGTATTCTTGATAACACCAGCAACGCCAGAGTTACCCTTACCAGCAACAGTGTTGCTAGCAGGCCAGTTGATTGCCTTACCACGACCAACCATCAGTTTCCACTTTCTAGAGAAAGAAGAGAGGGAGTTGGTAAACCCAGCAGTGGTGCCAGAACCGTCAGAACGGACAGCAACAGTGATGGGCTTATTGCCACAACCGAAATGAGACCAGTTATCAATATCACCATAGAAAACACGAACCAATTCAGTTTGTGTAATCTTAAGATCGCAACCTGGCTTGTTATAAGCAACCGCGATTGCTCCACCAGTCATAGGGATTTGAACCATAGGACGGGAAATACCCTTCAGCTTCTTATCAGAAACTGCCTTGTCAGAAGCACCAAAGTCAGTAGTTCCTGCTTTGTACTGACGAACGCCAGCACCAGAACCAACTGCCTGGTAGTTAACCTGATTACCAGTCTGCTTAGCATAGTTTTGGAACCATGCCTGATAGATTGGAGCAGGGAATGATGCACCAGCAGCATTCAGAGTGTCTGCCATGGCGGCAGAGGGAGCAGCAATTGCGGCAGCTGCGACACCGATAGAGAGAAGTGATTTCATTTCTTTACCGTGAGTGGTTGTATATTATTTTCTATCAGAAATCGTAAGAGAGGGAAGCTTCGTACTTCCAATCAACAGCACTATCATCATCGATGGTGTACTCAGCCTTGACCTTAGCACCCAGGTTATCGGTCATCTTGATTTTAGAACCAACTTCCAGTTGCTTGTAGAAGGAAGCTTCGTCTTCGCCATCCTTCATTTCCCATGCAGGACCAACTTCGATGTAAGGCTTCAGAGCGCCAACCTTGGCTTCGTAACCAACACGCAGTTCGGTTTCGGTCTTTTTGAAATCTTCATCAGTTCCTTTGGCAGTGATTTTACCACCAACATAAGGTCCAGCAAGGGCAGGAGCAGCAGATACGGCAGACAGAGCAGCCAGAGTTGCAATAGCGATTGCGTTTTTCATTTGTAATACCTCTTTTAAAATTAAAGTAATATGGTTTACTCAAACATTATATCAATATAAAGTTAATATCAAGTTAAGTTGATATGAGAGAAACCGGTGTATATAGAGAGGGTTAATATAAATTTAACCATAAAAAAACCCGCCCATAAAAGGCGGGTAAGATTTTGTAATAACCGGTTTTACTTTACTAACTTAGAAAGATCAGAAGTTGTACTTCAGACCAATCTTGGTGCCGTATCCACGGTCGATGTCCTTATCGCCAGAACCGACGAAGGAAACCTCACCATAAGCACCCAGAGAATCAGTCAGTGCCAGACCCAGACCTGCCTTACCGGAAGGAACGGTGTCAGAATCACCACCATCGGGGCTGACTACAGTAGCACCACCTTGAACGTAGTAGGAAGCGTCATCACCAAAGGTGCCTTCATAACCAACGTGCAGGTCGGTCGAAGTACCATTGTAGTCGGAACCAGTCCAACCAGAGTTTGCCTCTACGTTAACGTAGGGACCTGCAAGGGCAGCAGCAGGAGCGAAAGCGACAGCAGCAGCGGCTGCAGCGAATACAGATTTGATCATTAGTTTACCTCTATTTTGTCTCGTGGAGTATTAACCCACGGATGAAAAGACTCTCGACATGAGTCTGTTTGTATCCTTTTGTTACAAAATAAACAAAAGGTTAAGTATTTATACTACTCAAAATTACGGGTATTCGGTTACCCGAAGCGGGTTAGGAGAATCGAACTCCTGACGAAAGGTTGGAAACCTTTAGTTTTACCTCTAAACTAAACCCGCAAGCGGTGAGAGATTTCTCTCTCACGCGCACTTCCTTCACACCACATTATTATAACAGGTTTTATATTATCTGTCAAGCCACTCGTCGGACTTGAACCGACGACCTACGGTTTACAAAACCGTTGCTCTATCCAGCTGAGCTAGAGTGGCGTGTTTGCCTTTTCTTCTTTGACCATTCTGAAATACATTTTCAGATACTTAGATTTCATTGACTCAAGGGTCTTCATATCTTCGTCGAATGCCATGTACTTAGAGAGTTGATATGCACTCTCTATTTCGCTAACTAAACGAAGGATATTCATTGTAGTTATCTCTAAACCACCATAAACATACTTAGATGAATCCATCTCAACATGCTGAAGTGGTTCGGGGAAACTGGGGTCTCTAGGGTCCATAAGAAGAAAAGACAACGGGTTAGACAGGATTTGAACCTGTGACCGACTGCTTAGAAGGCAGTTGCTCTATCCAGCTGAGCTACTAACCCTTGAATGTATCCAGTATAACCTATTTCTCAAACCGTGTCAAGCTAAATAAAGTCAATCGTACTTAGTCAAAAAAATGAAAGCATCTTGGATTGCTTTTGGTATGCTTCTGATGACCGCAGGTGCAGCAAATGCTGGCGGACTTGTTACTAGACATCAATCAAGTTTACAACACACTGTAGACCCCACTAGAACCATCACTTCTAGAACCGCAAATAGTTTTTCTGTTTCTGGTAGTGGAATAACTATGGATGATTCTGGCGGTTCCCTTTCTTCCGCAGACTTAGTTGTTGGTGGTCTTGGCACCCTTACAAATGGTGCAGCAGCAGGTTCATTCTCAACTGCATATCAAACAACTGCTGGTGATGCATTCTCTTACAGCAATTCTTTTACTGCAGGTGATGCTTCCAATGGAACTGGAACTGTAAGCACCATATACACGGCAGGTACTGCTGGTGATTACAGTGGTGGTGGCAGTCCTGGCACCATTGGTCAAGATCATAGTCTTGCAGTTACTGGCACTACTCAAGGTGCTGGTACTAGTGTAACTGCTCAGTTCGTAACTGAAATTACTGTAATTGACTGAGGACCCTCGTAATGACCCGTTTTGGAAAGATAAACTGGTCTATTGCAACGTGTGTGGTGGCAATCCTATATACAAATGCCACCGCTCTAGCAGTCCCCGTTGTCCCAAACTTCACACAGGGATCGATGACCAGTCACACAGAGACGACTTCAAAGGTGACTGAGACTATAAACAGCATGGATTATAATACTGGATATCAATATTCAGTAACTGGAAGTGGTGTTGAACCAACCAGTGGAACATTAAGTCCTTCCACGAGCAACATCAATGTAAATATTAATGGAGTGAGTTCATCATGGAAAGGAATATCGTCAACCCCAACATTCAGACAGTCAACACCAGGTCAAGCGTTTCAGTTCACAGAAACAGTATCTGGTCCAGGTTTAAGCAATCACACAATAATTCAAAGAACAACGGAAGTCACAAGCGTAACCGATACTACAAGTATCTTCCAGCAATAATATCTCTACTCTTCGCAACACCTTCTTATGCTGAAACTGTTGGCGGCGTTTCCGCTACTGCTGCCCCTGTTGCTAATTCTTCTGGGTCTGTCACCAATCAAGCAATCCAAGTTTTACAGGGACCGTATATCACCAACACATATGGTGGAGGTATTCAATGTCAGGGACCTACAGTAAACTTCACTCCATATGTGACGGGTGCTGTATCAATGCAGAACCCCTATGAAGCTTACTTTGATTCTCCAGTCTATGATATGAGAGACTTAGATGAAGATGGTGCTCCAGACAATCCAGGAGACATCTTATATAATGTTCCTACAAGAACTGGTCAAAAGAATAATACCAGTCTCTCTGTTGGTTTTAGTGCTACTTGGTCTAGTCCATTAGATAAAAAATTACAAGATCAATGTAAAAAAGCAGCAGCAACTCAGATTGCTCTGCAGCAACAACTAACTGCCAATAAGAGATTGGATTTTGAAATCGCTAGACTTAAGAACTGCGGCGACTTAATGAAACAGGGTATTTACTTCCACCCTAAAAGTCCTTTCGCAGCAATCTGTGCTGATGTTGTGGTTAATAATGTAAATACTGTTATGCCTCACAGGCACACTATCCCTTCTTCCGGGGGAGAACAGAGCGCAAATCGCGAATTGCATGGTTTCTCTGACGCTGCTCTGCTCGGCGCTCCCCTGAGGAGAGGACTGCAATTTTCTTCCCCCTAAGTTTTGATATCTTAGTAAGAACTTTTTTGATTGCTGGTTTAATCACTTTTAGCAGAATATCTGCTAATGGTTTCGCTAACAAAGCAGAAGTAGTAGCAACCACAGCAATAGCAGCAGTTGTAGTCGCTGCTTCTGGTGCAGGTAAGTATTTGTCTACCCAGGGTATCTCTGGTTCAGGTTCTGGTTGTTCCTCAACCACGACAGTCTGAACAGGTGGTTTTGGAAGTTCTGGTGTTTCTGGAACAGGCGGTTCTGGTGGTGGGGGAACCTTAGGAATTGCAGTAGGTTTAGTGATAGTCATGTTCTCTGGCGTAAAGTCCAATGGACTAAACGATGGCATATTACCATCACAAAACACTCTGGCACCCTTAGGGTCATCCCCTACCAGATTATCATTAGTGCCCTTATCATTATCAAGGTGCGATTCAACACATCCTGGTATATCAATAATTGGAACTCCCACCTGTGTAGTTACAGGAGCATAAGGTGAGATAGTTGGTGGTGTAAGCATCCAGTTTGGAACACTTACATCATCAACATCTATGTTTCTAATTCCAATATTGGGTATATCCATTAGTCATTAAAAAAGTCAAATACCGAAGTCCAGATTGAATGAAAGAATACATAAAGACCAAAGGTCTGTGCTGCTTCTCTCTTCGCAGCTTTTCTGTATGATGAAGTCATAGTGTTAAATAATTCTGAGCTATTTAACACGACTCACCAGATTTTCAGAAACCAGGCGTAGAGGGTAATGAAGGGATTACTCCACCAGTCGTCTCAGGAAGAGCAGGCACAGCACCGTCCAACATTCCTGGAAGAGCGTCAGAGACACCATTTACAGCAGCTTCCATTACCTGTTTTTTGACGCCATCGATGATGGCATCTTTTTGAGTATAAACATAAGCTCCACCGCCGACAATACCAGCGACCCCTACAAAAGATATGAGGGAAAGGATGTTGATTACTTTTTGCATAGTTCTCCTAAAGTAAGATTGCAATGTTCATTAATCTGCCTCAACTAGCGTACCAAGTCTACGCCTAATCTCACGAAGTTCCTCAAAGTTTTTGTTCTTTGTTCCGCCATCATATTCCCAGGCATATCCTGCGGTAATCATTTGTTCGTTTAACGAGATTGTGCCGTCTCCAACATATAACCAACCAAGGAGACGACCATACTTACCCATACCACCAACCAACTCTGTTCTGATAATAAGGTCATCGTCTCCTTTGATAGCACCATCTAGTTTTTCCTTTAACCAGTTTGTAGCATCAATACCTAACGCCTTCTCTTCAAGATCACGGGTCCTTTTCTCCGGCGTATCAATTCCTGCAACTCTAACTCTTTCTTTCTTGTATAGATCAAACCCGAGATCAATAGTAACGTCAATAGTATCGCCATCGACTACCCTGTTAATTTTAATTACTCTAAAGTTATAGCAGGATTTCCTGCTTGGTGGGGTCATTGCTCCCATGATTCATCTCCTGTGATTCTACTGATACGGCAATTCCTATAATTGTTGTTGCTGCTGCAATAACTGCACCAGCCCCTGCAATCCACATTTCTGCTTTACGGATTCTTCCACGCAATTCATTACTAAGTTCTTTGAGTTTTTCCTCAGTCTTATCTATACGACTATGGACCATTTCAATACGACGAATAGCATTCTCTAGAGTACTATCAATAACAGAAACATTTGATGTCTCTGCTTCAAGAGCATGAATTCTTTCACGATAACTTTCAATCTTGCTTTCTAATACTGCAAGTTTGGAGTCCTGTTCAGCATCCTTATTCGTCAGATCGCTCATACACTATTCCTCCAACTTGACTCTGTAGACTGTCGTCTTCGCTGTCTTCTTTACAAAGTGTAGATCCATTCTCTTCTTCACCCAATACAGGAACGTCAGCATCAGGAGGAACTGAATCCCCTCCCCCCAACTCATGTTCCATGCGTCGTTCAAGTTCAAGCTCGCTTGTGCTAATAATGTGGTCATCATGCTTATCATCATATCTCATTATATAGACAATCGAATATGAGACTCCTATGAGAAGTAAGAGTATCATAACAAATATTTCCCAAACTGGTTGTGTAGGATCCATCAACAATCCTTCAACATAGTTGCTACCTCTCCACCAATCTCAGCACCCTGCTGCTGTCCAAACAATACTGCCCATCCAGATATCAACCATCCAACATATGGAATACCAGCAAATACGGGTGCTACACCAGCAGCGGCACTAGCACCTATCAGACCTCCCGTTGATTCTCCAGCGCCCTCCGCTTTGATACATTCTAGGTTTTGAGCAGTTAACTTTTTTTCACCACCACCCTGGAGATGTTTTCCTCCATCCATTGTATATTCTTCTTCTGTCGTAATATTTGAGTTTCCTCCAATACCAAAGAACCCATTGTTCTTATCTACGTGTTTGCGAATCCCCATAACCTTAGGATCGTTCGCATTGTATTTAATTTTATATCCATCTTTACCCGCCTCAACACTATAAGAAGTGTAATCTCCTACAGGCAGGTTTATGACTGGAAGGTCATTCTTGTTTATCAGGTGTCCTAATACACCAATGTGGGCAACGCCAAACAGCGTGCCCACACTTAATACCACCCACTTAAATGGTTGGTTTGACTGGGGGTTCTCCATCACCAACTCCTGCAATTTTGATTGGTCCTTGCTCGATCCTGATCGTTTGAGAAGGTGCAGTTTGAGAGGCGGCATCAATAAGTTTTTGCAAATCTGCTTTAGTTATGCTGCTACCATTTGCACCACCACCATTAGCACCCTTCTTAGCAGTTTGAACTCCGAAAGTTGCTAGAACACCAGTAAAGACAGATGCAATGAAAGTTGGATCAAGCTTCTGTTCAGGAATACCTAGTGCTGCTGGGAGTTTGATATATGCGAGTGTGAGAATACCTCCACTCCAAATAAGAATACCAAGTCTGACCAGTGTAGAAAGTGCTTCTAGTTTCTCTTCAGGATCATCGATTTTCTCCTTCAGTTTTCCAAGAGGACCTTTCTTTTTAGGTTCTTCCTTCTTTACTTCTTCTGGCATTTAGGTAGGTGGTCAGGCAGTTTTATTTAGCGCCGTGGATACCTTTCTTTTGGAAAGTAAAGATCGTAAGGGAGACTATAGTGTCCCATATTCATGTAATAACAATCAAGGGTTCTTAGTTCTTCAATCTCTGACTTGTTTTCTTTATAGACATCAAACTCCATAATAGTCTGACATCTCTGAACAACAATAGGAGGAACCTGAACTGGTTTCTCAGTGATTGGACTTGTAATGAATACAGGTGCTAAAGCAGCGATTAGAAAGTTCATTTAAGATATCCGTTCTTGACCAACCACTCGCGGGTCATTGGAGTGGGTTCATAATCAGTCCACATAGTGCCTGCAGCACAGGACTTAAGAGCAGCAGCAGTCATACCTTCTGTGCGACCTGCCCAGGATGCTTCTGCTTCCCAGGGTTGTGCAGACTTAGGATAGGTACGCTTGACCATTTCACGCCAGAGCATAGGAACTTTTTCTTCAGGCACAATGATAGCAATCATACTATTATCAATAGTACCTGCCATACAATCCTGTGCTGCGTGCCATCCTTCATGACGCATCACTGCCATCAGAGTAGAAGGACTACCCATGAAGTTCCTGTTCAGATAGAAGTTATTGCTGACGGTATGATAGACCCCACGATGCTGTGTTGGGAAGTATCGTTCGTCTGCTAGAAAAACTTTAACTCCGACTGCATTAAGTGATCTGAGGAGAGAATTAAACTCATCAGACACATAATCATAATCAACATCATTGATCTCAGCAGCCAGATCTTCAATTGATTTGATTTCTTTGACATGATCGGTGCAGTCTTGCAAAAGCATACATCCCATAGAATGCATGGTATTGTATTGGTGATCTTCAATCGGGTCTGCGATCCCAGGGGCGATCAGCATACTGCTCACCAGAATCGGCGAGAAGACATTTCTCAAGTTTTTTAACATTCGTGTCGTGATCATCGTGTAGATACTCCTGAAAATAAAATTCAATGTTATCAATATTTTGATTGCCTTGACTTACCCAATCATGGCAAAACTCATAAACTGCTCTAGTATGTTCATCTAAGTGATGCTGCAGAGCCCAGAAGACTGATGCTCGAAGTTGCATCCGGTCATCATTGTATCTCCAGTCACCACTCATGAATAGTATGCCTCATAATATTTTATGATTCCGAAGGTAGTTATATTACCTTTGGAAACCCAATCCTCAGCACACTTATACAAGTTCTCATTAGTATGCTTTGGTGAAACACCATTCATCTCATGACCATATTTTGTAAGAAGACATTTGTGTGCCTGCTCACGAAGTTCTCGATACTTCTCTTCTTTTAGTTCTTCGTCAGTCATCGAAACTGCCCCATACCAGTACCAGAGTTCCAACCTCCTGGACCTTCATGGAAGTGCTCAGAACCACCTTGAGATTCAATGACTGTGTTCCAGTTGCCTTGCGACATCTGGTACATAATCTCATGAATGTCTTCTGGTTCTTTAGTTGTTTCTTTGCGCTCTTCTTGTTCGCGCTTTTTCATTTCAAATTCCATTTCCATATAATCGCGTTGCTTTTCAGTATACTCAGGAACAGGACCAAACCAAGAGTCTTCTTGTAAGTAAGCAGGAGCTGGAATACCAGTATAACTGGATTTTTCTGGTTTGACAGTACAAGCAACTACTTCCTCTTCTTCTTCTTTTTTTTCAACCTTTTCTACTGGTTCGGGAGGAGTCAAGACTTTCTTGATCTCTTCTTTTGCGGTTTGGAATAGTTGCTTAAATCTCATTGCCAGTGATAGTGATAGAAGTTTCCTCTAGGGTGGCACATCGGATCTTGAGAAGAGACCCGATATCTCAACATACTCTGTCCTTTGTAGTCTGTTCGACCGTCTAGAATCTTAGACCAGTATAGCACCCTTTGCTGCCCATGGGAAGAGCTCAGACGATTAATAAGTGCTGAACTTGGGGTGACATTATACCTATTATATATGCCCTCATATTGCCCAGGGGCATGGATTACTCTATACACAGTATGTGGGAATCGATCGTGCTTAACCCGATTAAGAACTGAAGCGGCAACACAATACTCATCTTCAGTATTCAATGCTGCTTCAACATGTACAACCTTTGCTAGATTATAATAATCTGTTGCAGTCAAAGATTGTAGAAATAGTAAATCAATCATAAATTAGTTTTTCCTCTTCAGGGAAGTAAGTTCTAAAAATATGCGATGCTTCTATATGCTCGCCTTGGGCACTCAAACGTTTACATTCTTTAAGGATTTTTTCTTTAAATTCCTTTGAAGGACCGTGACTAGTTGTCATGCTTGTCTCCTATGTATTCTAGTGAGATGATGTCATGAGTTAGAAAATCTGGGTCTAACCACTCGGAAAATTCACTTTGAATCGAAAACGCATCTTCTAGATTAGTTTCACAGAGAGTATGTATACGATTAATCGCCCATTCAGTTGTCTCTCGCAAAATTACCATAGTCCTTACGCATGTAACGTCCGAGAATGTTGCTATTATAATATGCGGGCGTTCCGTTGTCAAGAGTCTCAGATAAGACATTATTTAAGAATAACTGCTTTGTTTCCTCAAAGTTGCAGTTACCCTTTGTGTCGTGAAGACTTAAAATTTCTCTATTGAAAATCTCTTTGCCGTATAATTTGAGATCTTCTTTTAATTCAGGACAAGAACCGTAATATTTCTGCCAATCAGATTCTTGTTTTACTCTTCGTTTTTTGCCTGGTGGTTTCCTAAAAGACCAAAAGTACTTTCTACCGATATACCTCTTACCTGTGACCTTATTTGTAATTCTATAGACGAACCCAAACAATTCACCTATGTCTTCAGATAAGAAAGGTTTACCCTCAAAAATCCAAGGATTCTCATAACTCATATTATATTTATAATATTGAGCTATTATTTATCCTTGAACCCAGACAAAGCGAGTCTAATAAAAAAAGGGGGTCTTGTCAACCCCCTGGAAATAAATCGTTATATTTGTAAAATATTGATGAAAAAACTACACCCCAGAGAAATGACGCTAGGATAATCACCAACATCAGGCGTCTTTAACAATCTCCTGAATGTGTTCTGGGGTCATCTGGAGCATAATGTAGTGTGCCTCTTCTACGGTGTCTGCGTGCCCCTCAGAGAGCAGATGGTCCAAAACCACGTCATACCCTTCTTTGAACTTGAAATCGCTTACATTGCCGCTGAGTGCCCTACCAAGGTTTCCGCCAATATCACTCTTCATTCTGGGGTTATAACCACCTGTAGATGCCGCTGCTGGTTTGATAGGTGCTGGGCGGGGTTTCAGACGAGCAGCGAGTTTTGGATTTGCCTTTGCCCAGGCATCCATATTTGCTGCTTTAGAACCATAATCCTTGATTTTGGGTGGTGCTGTTGGAGCAGGTGCTGCCGCTGGAGCAGGAGTAGGTGCCGCTGCTGCTGGAGCAGGGGCAGGGGTAGGTGCTGGAGTTGCCGCTGCTTGTGTCTGAGATGCAGTTGGATAGGAGACCTTCTTAACTGTGTTTGCTCCCACACCCTTAAACTGAGGGTTAGAAGGCATTGTTGATCCACGAGTGCCTGGATCAAGTTTTGCTGGAGCAATAGTTCCCGTCTTATCATATCTCTCACCAGACTTATCTCTGGATGCAACATAAGACATTCCAGTTTGTGGTGTCCTCTCACCAGATCTTACCGTTGGTTCATTAGACCTTTCTGGTGGTGGGGCAACAGTATCGGAGAAGTTCTTAACAGCCTTACCGATAGAACCTTGAATAGAAGGACTTCCACCAACGGCACCACTAACAGCACTTAAAGCAGCTTTAGCTGCATTACCGACAGCACCTTGGGCAGCAGGGCGATTCTTCTCTACCGTTTGTGCTGCTCCACCAACTACATTAGCAGCACCTGTAGCTGCTTTACCAACTTCCCTTTGAATAGCGGGGCGGTTCTTTTCAGTTTCTTTTGCGGCGCCACCAACGGCTTGAGCACCGGTCTGCAATACTTTTTTGCCTACATTGTAGAGTCCCTTAGAGAAGTTCGCCAGTCCTGTCTGCAGTCCCATATTAACCTCATCAAGAGGTTCTTCAGAAACAGATTCTTCAGTGGTTTCTACTTCTACTACTTCTTCTTCTTCTTTCTCATCATGAATATCTGCCCACATATCAATGAGGGATCTAATTTGTTTTGGCGATAGAGGATTCATGGTATGGTGATTTCTTTCCGTATACCTATTTAGCAAACATAAAAAAAGGAGGACCTTAGTCCTCCCTGTATGCTTCATATCCGTCATAATCGCCGAATATCATATGATCAAATGTTGCTGCCCTTTGGTAGGCATCCATTGATTTTCTTTCCCAAGTATGGTCATCTGGGAGCGGTTCAGTACCATACTCCCAAGTATCATAATCTTCTTCGTTTCTTGGATCAGAGACTGAATCCTGCGAATGAATCTTTTTTGACATCTTGCTTAATACCCCCAACGATATATGACTCAACCTCAGTTTCCTGAGGAGCGACTTGAAGACCCTTTGAAGAAATCCAGTGCTCTGTCCAGGGCAGAGGATTGTTCTTCGCTGGTATATCGTATATAGGTTTCAGACCAATGGCTTTCATCCTTCTGTTGGCAACCCACTCAACATATTGTTGTAATAGTTTATCATTCAGACCAATCATAGAACCATCTTTGAACAGATACTCTGCCCAGAGTTTTTCTTGATTGACACAGTTCTCAAAAGTGCTAATCAACCACTGTTCTTCTTCCTTCATGATCTTTGCCATCTCTGGGTCATCACCCTGCTTCCACTTGTTCATAATGTTCTGAGTGATGGCAAGATGCTGATTCTCATCCCTAGCAATCAGGGAGATGATCTTTGCACTTCCCTCCATAAGCTTGAGTTCGCCAAATGCAAAACTGCAAGCAAATGAAACGTAAAAGCGAATACCTTCAAGAATATTAACGTTTGCAACTGCTCTGAAGAGTTTGCGCTTGAGTTCATACCTTGCCTCTTGTGCGTAGGGGACTTGTTCTAATGCGTGCTGCCATGTCTGGGTATTATCCCAAGCATGTGCTGCATTGATAAACTCATTGTATGCCTCAGTAACACTGGCGGCACGCTCTACGATGCGATCATCCGTCAGGATATGATCGAACACGTCAGAAGGGTCTGCATAAACGTTCTTGATAATATGGGTGTAGGAACGACTGTGGATCATTTCCATGAATCCCCAGACTTCCATACACGCCTCTAACTCAGGTAGTGAACAGTAAGGGATAAAAGCCATCCCAGGACCCCGCCCTTGTACAGAATCCAGCATGATCTGGTACTTAAGATTGCTGGTAAAAATGTGCTTTTGCTCAGGGCGTAATGTCTGATAGTCACTGCGATCCTTTTGTAAAGAGACCTCTTCAGGTCTCCAGAAATAACCAAGTTGTTGTGTGGTCAGTTTATCAAAGATTGGATATTTGTAAGAATCATATCTCTGAATACCCAATGGTTTACCGAAGAACATCGGTTGCTTTTTGGTGTCAACTACCTCCGAATTGAAAACCGTCATGGATTCTATTGTCGAACCCTCTTCCTTATTTGTCTTAAATTGAACAAGACTCACACTGCTCCTCCTCTGATGTTTCTAACTCTGCAATTAAACTTTCAAGAGACTCCTTAGTCTCTTCGACTTCATCTGTCTTGAAGTCATATGTATTTTGATAGTAACTAGTTTTCCAACCGTACTTATATGTAGTCAAAAGGTCTTGTGCCATGACAGAAATGGGCACTTCATTATCAGGATATTGAAGTGGATTGTAACTCCAGTTACCGGAGATTGCCTGATCAAAGAACTTTTGCATTACAGCAACAATGTTAATATACCCAGTGTTGCTAGGCATATCCCAAAGAAGCGTATAGTTGTTCTTGAGAGATTGATATTGAGGGACAATCTGCTTAAGAGGTCCTTTCTTGGACTTCTTAATGGACAAGTATCCCCTAGGCGGTTCAATTCCATTTGTGGCATTTGACACAACGGAACTGCTCTCCGAAGGCATCTGTGCGGACAAAGTGCTGTTCCTGACTCCATGTTCAAGTACTTGTGCTCGAAGACCCTCCCAATCGTAGTGAAGCTCATTTGGAACTATTTCATCCACATCTGTTTTATATGTATCGATCGGAAGAATTCCATTACCATATTTGGTTCGGCTACTATACTCACACGCACCCTTCTCTTTTGCAAGGTTTACAGTTGCTTTGATTAGATAGTATTGGAACGCCTCTGTGAGGTCGTGGACCAGTTTCCATGCCCTCTGATCACCATAGTGCTCCCCATTCTTCGCCAGGTAGTGTGCTAGTCCGATATAACCGATTCCAAGGGAGCGGCGGGCACGGGTTGCAATTTCTGCTGCTTTGACAGGATATCCTTGAAAATCAATAAGCTCATCGAGAGACCGAACAGCAAGATCGCAGAGAACATTAAGGTCTTCCAAATCACGGATTTTGCCAATGTTAATAGCACTAAGGATGCAAAGAGCAATTTCACCATTTGGGTCATCAATATGTTGAAGTGGTTTTGTAGGCAAGGTAATCTCTTGACAGAGGTTGCTCATCTCAACCTTGTCCAAGAACGAAGAGTGAGAGTTGCAATGGTCGATGTTCATAATGTAGAGACGACCAGTCTCTGCACGTTCCTTCAGAATGTCCAGAAAGAGTTCTTGAGCTCCCATAGTCTTGCGAGGGATTGACTTATCAGATTCATAACCCACATAAAGGTCATCAAACGAATCAGTGCCAAAAGCATCATAAAGACCTGGAACATCGTGAGGACTGAAGAGGGAGATGTCTTCGTTCTTGATGAATCGTTCGTAGAAGAGTTTAGAAATTTGGATGCTGTAGTCCAGTTTTCGGACACGGTTGTCTTCCGTCCCTTTATTATTTTTAAGTACAATGATATCCTCTATTTCTTGGTGCCAGATGGGGAAGTGGACAGTTGCTGATCCACCACGGATGCCATTTTGAGTGCAGCATCTGACAGTCGCTTCAAACTTTTTGAGGAATGGGACAACACCAGTATGCTGAACTTCTCCGCCTCTGATTTTAGCGTTGATGCCACGGATTCTGCCTGCGTTGATGCCGATGCCCGCCCTTTGTGCAACGTATTTGCCAATTGCCATATCAGAGCTAAAGATACTATCGAGGGAGTCATCAACATCAACAAGAACACAGCTAGCATATTGTCGAAGTGGAGTTCGCACTCCTGCCATGATAGGTGTGGGAATGTTGATTTTGTGTCTGGAGATTGCGTCATAGTACTTTTTAACGTAGTCTAATCGTGTTTCCTTAGGATACTTTGAAAAGATCGTAGCTGCAATCAAAAGATACATGAACTGTGGGGTCTCATATTGTGCCCCAGTGCTGCGATCTTGAACAAGATACTTATCAACTACCTGGCGAAGACCAGCATAGGTGAAAAGCATATCACGTTCATGATCAATAAATGATTCGAGTTTATCAAACTCTTCATCCGTATAGAGATCAAGAATCTCTGCATCATACACTCCACGCGCCACACAGTGCTCTACGTGCTGCTTAACAGTAGGAGACTCATGCATACGACCAAAGAGTTGCTTACGCAGCGCAAACAGCAGAAGGCGTGCTGCTACGAACTGGTAGTTAGGATGATCCAGATCAATCAAATCACTAGCAGAGCGAATGAGAATCTCTTGAATTTCATCCGTAGTGATGCCATCATAAAACTGAATGCCTGACTGGATTTCAACTTGCGATGCTGAAACTCCTGCAAGGTCCTTACATGCGTGCTCCACCATGATGTGAAGTTTATTCAAATCAAGAGGTTCGGTCTTACCATCTCTCTTTACAACTTTCGTGCCGTTGCTCATATTTTCTTCCAAGTGTTGAATTTAACTTTTGCCTGTAAACCAGAATGTGTATTTAATTTTATCACAGACATCACGTCATGTCCAGAGAGAACCATATCGTTGATGTCTTTTTCTACGATGTTAGTTGGCCAGATTACAACCTTCTCTCCTCTATCGATGAGTTTGGCGACTCTGTTGACGATTTCTCTGTTACGTGGTTCATTATCAAGAACCCAAATATAATCGCTCCAACCAAACGACCCAACATCAACATCGGCACCGCACATAGCAACACCGTTTTCCACGAACGTGGAGTCGAAGGGTCCTTCGACGATATAGATTGGTTTTTCTTCATTGATTCTTTCAAGTCCGTATAGTTTCGGAGAATCATCGTTCAACATCACAGTGATATATTTAACAGAGTTAGGAAGTAGACTTCTACCCTGGAAACCAATCAAGTTCTTCTCAGTATCATACATCGGTATGATAATACGCGGTTCATCCCTACCTATGGTGTCGAATGTGCGTTTTTTGGTGTTTGTCCACCTTTTGAAACTGTCAGTAAAGTAAAACTTTTCTGGGTTTAACTTTCTCTTCTCAAGGTATTCTCTGGCATGAGAACTCTCTGTTGCCTTGGGCAAATCTAACTTGCTCTTGAATACTGGTTTCTTAAAATCGAACTTTGGTTCTTCAACAACAAAGTTCTTACCAGTATTACCCTCCTTAAACTTCTCAAGTGTATACTGCTTGTGTAGTGTAGTATCTTGCCCCTTTAAGAAGTTATTGAAGGACATACTAGCACCACAGTTGTGGCACTTGAAGTTAGTGTTATTTTTGACCTGGTAGAAATATCCCCGTGTCTTATTTTTGTTCTTCTGAGAGTCCCCACACAGAGGACACCTGAAGGTATACAGATTAGTCTTTACCTTCTTAAACTTTGATAATCTTGATGATATAAGTCCAATGTACTTGGAGTCAATTAGATCCATTCTGAAGGGACTTTACTGTCCCCTTATTATACCCTGTTGTGGTTCTGGCGTCAAGAAGATAGGTGCCACTCTACTACCAGCACCAATGATGAGTGCTGCTACGATAAGAACACCACCAACCTGCCATCTAAACTTAGATAAACTTTTTAATTCTTCCTGTACCTTATCAATTCTACCGTGAATGATTTGATTATTCTTTTCACTATTATCTTTCAACTCGTCAATCATTTTGATGATAAGTTCATCGCTCTTTATACTTTGCTCAATCCTTTCATCATGCTTCGCAAGGATTTCAGCAATTCTTGTATTACCTTCAGATATCTTATCTACCGCAGTCTCTAACTTGGTCAGCATTTCGCGTGACAACTCTTCATATATATCCAGCTTCGTTTCTAAAGCTGCAACCTTAGAATCAAACATCAGACTTCACCAGTTCTCCAACGCTTTCTCAAACCCGGAAACTTCCCTCTGGCAAGGATGGTTGGTTTCTTTTTCTTCTTACCTAATGGTTTATCATAACCTGCTACAGGACCTGCAGCATCAGCAGAACCACTGAATCCTGGTTTTCCGGCAACAGAACCAGTAGTCATCATTTCTTCTGACAACTTAGAATCGCGGATATGTTTGATAATCCTATCGATATTCATAGGTTCTTTAACTCTACTAAACAATTGTAGTCTGGTTCTATATCACTCAATGACGTTCTTGGATATTCAGGAAATCTATTTAAGAATATTAGAAAACTTTTAATAGATGGCCAAAGTTCCTCATCCAAATTATAAAACAATAAGGGAACTGCCGCGTCATTAAAAACGTTGAACAATATAATAAGGTGATTGAGAATAAGGTGAACTTTGAGTTCACCGTTATTCTTATATCTCTTCAACAAACGTTTAACATATCTGATACGCTTAAGGTCTGACTCAAAGTCATCCTTTGTAACTGACTGTGGATTGTCATAAAATTTTATAGCAAAGAGCAAATAGTTACTCTCATTCAATTCATCGAATCTCATATATTAACCCATATTATCAGCTATCGCGGAACTTATCATCGTCATCTGCATCACCAGTGATGGTGCTACCAGCAACCAGAACTTCAGACTTAACTCTAAGTCTGCCGTGGGCATCAATATATGACTGAACGCCAACCCAACCAGCGTGTGGTACTGCGAAAGAAGTAGTTCTAGCAAGTCCAACCTCAGTAGCATCAACACCGAAAATTTCGGTAGATGCGTATTCAGTATCCTTAAGAGTATAGACTGGCTTCTGACTAATGCTGTAAGTAGCACCAGAGATGAGTCCAGTATCCAGATGAGAAGCATCTTTAAGAACAAGGACAGTTGCGTTAGTTACGCTAGCAATAACTGCTTCGCCTTGGGTTTGACCAGCACCGACAGTGATTACATCACCTTCGTTAATCAAACCAGCAGTATTAAACGTAGTGCCAGTTCCAGTTACGGTTTTGCCGCTAATTGCGACGGTTCCATCACTATAGACGGAATCTTTATTGCCCCACAGAGACATGTTTCTTTACCTGCTGTTTTTCTATATTGATATTTATATTATTCAGCATCTCTTGCTTTGATTGCCTTAGTGACAACTTCCAGCAATTGATCATCCATCTCCGTCTTGGTCAACTTAACCGCCTTACCCAAGATAACAAGACAGATCTCAACCATCTTTTCACCGAGTTCTTCGTTTTCTGGAATTTTATTGATTGCATCTTTAATAATTTTTGATGCTAATGGAAGGAGGAATGCCAACATGGTTCTAAATCATACTCTAATCTATATAGACGACTTTAGACTTTTTTCGATTGACCGAACTTTTGCTTTGGTTGATTTGGATAATATGTTTTGCCTGGTACAGCCTTATCGACAACCTTACCAGTATCAGCTTCACGGTGCATACCAGCTTCACCAAGAGCAATCTTATTAAATGTATCTGCTAAAGACAGTTGTGTCTCTTCGCAAGGAGACTCTTCCTTCTTATCCTTATCAGGAAGATCTTGATTTACTACCTTAGCAAGATCCTTTTCTGCTTCATCGGTAGCGTCAGGCATTACGATAGGACGCTTGATAGGATACTTTGCTCTGATGGTGTTTCTAACAACATTCATGAAAGCATATCTTTGGCGATAATCCTTCTCTTCCTCAGTCAGTTCTTCGCCTTCTATCTCCTGACTCATGTTCAGAGGTGCCTTACCTGCTTGAGGATCAGTACCATCTTGAGGCATAACAGTTACTTGACTTAGTTTCTTAGCAACTTTCTCTGGAAGAATGTCGATCTCTCTAGCATTCTGACCTTCAGTGCTGGTAGTTCCGGTAGCACCATCAGCAAGGAAGTCCTCTTTTACAGATCCCTTACCTTTCTTTGCTTTGGCGATTGCCTTACCAACTGCATCACGGCGATTCTTCAGATACTTATCAGACTTATCAACATCACCGTCATTATCAATGTCCTCGTCCTCTTTACCTACAGGATCAAGTTTTTTCCCTTCCTTTACAGTCTTTTTATCTTCTAATCTTTCTTTCTTTACTGCTGGTTTCTTAACAGCAGCGGCAGCCTTTGCCTTCTCTTCTGCTCTCTTACCTTCATAAGTCTCACCGTGCTCAGTCATCTCAACCTTGAGACCCTTTGCTCTCAGTGCAGAAATCTTAGAACGGGTTGCCATTCTGACGTATGACTTTTCATTCTTAGGATCAAAAACTCTTACCTTATACTTTCTCTCCTTGTCTCCAGCCATCTCTTGCTCATAAACCAATTCAATTGGTTCTTCTTCTTTCTTGATACCTTCAAAGAAGACTTTATGATATGCATTAGCAAAGTTCTTTTCTGCCCAACCAATGCTCTTGAGATCGTGTTGCTCCTTAACACCACCGCCAGATTCTTTACCGAAGAGTTTGCTGCGAACTTGGGATTGCTCTGCAGGACTCATGGAGGTGTTAGACATATACTGAGAATATGCCTTCTTCAGATCAATATCTTCCCTTCTGGCACGATAGCGAATATCATATACTGCCTGACGAACTTTCTTAGCAGCGTTCTCAGCAGTAGTTCCGCTACCACCAGACTTCTTAGAATCTGCTTTCTTTGCTTCAGGTTTCTTGGAATCGCCACCTGCAGCAGGTTTGGCAGTAGAATTTAAACCAATGCTGGTTGGCTTTCTTGCTGGAAGCTCTTCAGAAATATTGATATTCATTGGAAGATTTTACTTGCTTACTTTTTTCCTATATTTATTTATGAAATTGTATCCTGTAAGACGTGCAGCATACTTAAAGAGAGCATCAGTTCCAACTTCTCTCTGGTTAGCAGGAACACCAGATGGTCCTGGATAGTTCACAACCTGCTCAAAAACATTCTTAATCCAAGGTTTGAACATCTCATCATCGTCAGTTACACAGATAAGATAGTTCGCACCACGGCGCATAATTTCTCCTTCCCTATTACTCTCCATACATTTAATCATATCACCAACGGCAAAAATCTCTTCGTTGATGTACTTCTCTCTTAATTCATGCTCATACTCGGAAGTTCCATAATCAAAAGAAGAGTTGATAGGAGCATATGTTGGTTTGGATATTCTCTTCTCTTTATCAGTCTGTGGTCTATCCTTCTTACCAATACGCTGACCTTTATTATAAAACTCTAGACCATTACCAACAGTCTTAGCAGCAAACTCTCCAGTCTTTCTATCATACCAACTTCCTCTGTTCTTTTCATCGCCTCTTACCAGTCCAAGGCGTGCCGCCTGGAACTCGGCGTTGTTCTTCAAAGCAGAAAAGGTTTTCATTATTTCTTGAGTTCTAAACTAATAACGTTCTTGTTTAAATCAATATACCGAAGAACGTCGTTTCGTATCTTTATATATTTATCTTTGCTTTTACCCTTACACTTGAGGGACTTTTTAGTTAAAGACATGTAGACATAAGCAACGAAGTCCTTATAATCTACTCCCTCATATTCTACAATTAGTTGACGAATATAATCAGACATACTGTTTAATAGATCTACCACCCTTTGCACTTATTACTAATCTAGCACCTTTTATACCATAATTGCTTCTATCTCCTTTGTATATCGCCATGAACACAGGTTCATTTTGACCAACAATATCTTCACCATTATCATGATTTATTGGTGCTGTTAATTTATATCTATTTCCAATTTGTTGGATAGAAACATTACCTTGAAGTAGTATGTCTACATTCTGTGTACTAGGTTTAGCATTTGCAGTATATTGATTTCCATATACTGCTTTCATTCTTAAATTTCTATCCTGTATTTTTCTAGCAACTGTTGTTGCTGGAGGAATACCACCTGGATACATTGCTCTCAATGTTTCAACAAATGCTTTAGTCTCTGGATGTGCTGCTAGTATGGGTTCACCCCTTTCACTAATACCACCCCACTGCTGAATAGCAGAAGGTGAATTGCCATCTTTATGTGAAACAAACCCAACCATATTTCCATTAATATCTCTAAAATGGAAATCTGATTTGGGTGTTCCTGGAGTGCTCTCTACATTAACTACTTTATAATACTTTCTACCTACTTGCAAATCAACGTAGTCACTACCTAGTTTATCTTTTATTTTAGCAAGACTTTCTCTGATGACTTTAACTTGATAATCTTCAGCAGCGGTAGTACTCTGTGTTCTACCAACGAATGCTGCATCCTTATATAACTGGGTCAGTCTAACCTGAGTTCCCATTGCTGTTGGTAGAATGATACTCTTACCAACACTATACTGATTAACCAAATCATCTATGGAACTAATTGTGGCAGCAACGCGATGATCTATTTTTACTTTTTGACCTTTACCCTCTGCAAGAGTAAATTCTTGCCTGTTTGTAATCCTTTGTTTAAAAAGAGAAAAGTTATTTCTCTTTTTTAGTTCCGTAGGTGACAGTCCTGCCATTATCCTTTTGGATTATTTATGACTACAGAGTGTGTTTCTCCAATTCAGTATCAAGAGACATAATCGCTGCTCTAATATCTACAGTTCGTTGAGAGGGAAACTCATAACTGTCTTGTGCTGTTTGACGAAACAAAGCATCACGGACTGCTGCTGCCTGTTTCACTTCCAGTTTAATCTCAATCATAGGTCACCTACCTCACGGTTTTCAGAATAGTATACATCAAATTGTCCACCTGGATAACGCTTTTCAAGTTTCTTTACGTTACGGGCAACAACTTCATCCAAGGAATATCCCAGTGCCATACATGCTTGAGCAACATACCACATCAGGTCACCAAGTTCAATGAACAGGTGCTCCTTGTTTGCTTCATCCCAAGGTTTGCCTTGGAAAATAATCTTCTTGATAATCTCAAGAAACTCACCACCCTCAGCATTGATACCGACACCAGCAGTCAGAAGACGCTCAATGTTAGCACCTTTCTCATCCAGTTCAACCAGACGGTCAGCAAGGGCAACGAAGTCAGTAGATTCGTCAGAGGTGACGGCATCTACAAACTTTTGGTACTTATCAAAATCGACTTGCTTACTCATAGTTTTGTTTTTTTCTAGTTGTTCACGGTAAAATTGTTGAGTCCACCCATCATTATAAGGAGAGTTTGCTTGGACTTTCAACATCATCTCAGAATTTGAATCCATCGAATGACTTCTTAGGTTTTCTTTCTTCATCATTATTATACTCCTCTTCCTGTCCGCTGTCAAGGATGTCCGTCTGAGCAGACTGCTCACAATCATACAGACGCATCTTTGCACGGTCAATTCCTACCACAAATCTCTTATGAACATTAAGATCATTGTATCGGTTTTTCAACTGCTTCACCATAATCTGTCCAAGCTGTTCAAGCTCTTCAGTGCCAATAAGGGCAAACATAAGATCAGCAGTAGCAGGGAGACCAAAGGACTCAGAAGTGTCAGTGAGATCAACGTCGCTGCTACCATAACCGCTACGAGTGGTCTGGGTGGCAGATACGATAGGGACCTGGGCTTCGACAGCCATCCCTCTAAGCTCCTCCGCAATAGACTTAATATAAGAATATGAATTGATAGAACCACCTTGCTTATAGCGGGAGGAAGCGCATATATTAAGGTAATCAATGAAAATAATATCAGGTCTAAATGATTTCTTAAGTGCAAGCTCATTAAGAAGTGCCTTAAAGTGTCCACTATGAGCACTTGCTGTTGGATACTCTTTAATTATAAGAGTACCTTGAGTTTTCTTGCTAAGGTTAGTAACCTTGTTTTCAAACGTTGACTTAGGAAGTTCAGTTAGATCCTGGATAGGAACATTCAGAAGGTTTGCATCAATGCGCTCTGCAATTTTTTCCTCAGCCATTTCAAGCGTGATGTACAATACATTACGTCCTGAAAGGAGTACGGAAGCAGCGTGGTGGCACATGAACAAAGACTTGCCGACGCCTGTACCAGCAAGAGCGATGTTAAGAGTCTTGTTTGGTAGCCCACCTTTTGTAATCTTGTTGAGATATTCAAGGTCAAAGGGAATCCGATCTTCCTTTTTATGGTAAGACTCATAACGCTCCTCGTAGTCTTGTAAGTAATCGTGTCCAATGTGGTTGTCAAAAGAGACCGCCAATGCATCTGAAAGAATGCTAGGAATAGCATCCCTTCCTTTGTCTTTACTATCACCATCAGCAATACCGATAGATTCCATTAGTGCCAGATAAATCGCACGGTCACGGCACCACTTCTCAGTAGTATCCAACAACCACTGATCATCAACTGGATCGTCAGTAAGACCCGCAGTGATTTCACGGGACTCTTTGACTTCTGTTTCGGAGAGATCTGTGCGATTCTCCATCTCAATTGCTAATGCCTCTACCGTAATAGAAGCACCATAGTTCACAATGAATTGAGTGATTTCCTCAAAGATAATCTTTTCAGTTCTCTGATCAAAATACTCAGGTTGAATGAAAGGGATTACCTTTCGAGAATACTCTTCATTGAAAACAAGGTTCCGTAGAATAGTTGTCTCAATTCTCTCCATAAGAATAAATCTTTCTCGCGGCAGCATCAAGTTGCTGCATTACTTCAGGTGTAAAATATGTTTCGGGGTCGTTAAGGATTACCTTACCATAGACTTTCTTGCCGTTTATCTCATAGCGTCCAGCAACGTTTTTCCACAAACCTGCAGACTCACCGAGTTCAAGAAGACCGTAATATCGATCAAGACCACGCTCATCGTAATACAGACGCACCGTAACATCTTGGTTCTCCTTGCTTAAACGTGACTTAGCAGTCTTTGCCTTGATAAGGTTTCCAACGATTTCTGTTCCATCCTTTTCTCTCTTTTTGCTGAGATGGATGATTGTAGAAGCAGCATACTTGAGTCCGCTACCTCCACCCATTTCTTTTGTAGGGACATAAGCGCCAATGACATCGTAAGTGTGGTTAGTAACAATCATGGGGATGTTTGCTTGACCCAACTTGAGTGTGAGCATACGGAACGCACCTTTGATAAGTTGAGATTTAGTCATATCCCGAACTTGCTTGTCGTTGAGTGCGTCGTTAATCTCTTTCTCAGTAGAAAGCATACCTAGAGAGTCTAACACAAACATACAGGGTTTGCGTTCATCTTCTGCTTTTTTCAGATAAATGTCCACTGCCTTGAGTGCCTTACTACGGAACTCTTCTACGGTTACAACATTTACAACTACAGTGCGGTTGAGATCTACACCACGACTCTCAAGAAGAGATTTATTAACTGCTGCTTCAGTGTCAAAGTACAGACAGTAACCGTCAGGATTACTATCCAGAAAATTCTTAACCACAGCGAGACTAAAGAAAGTCTTGCCAGTAGAAGACTCCCCAGCAATGGCAGTAATCTTATTCCCAGATACACCACCAAAAATACTACCTGATACAAGTCCGTTAAAAATGTACGAACCCGTGTC